GAGCATGGAGTTCCAGTCTTTACTACTCCTAATATCGATATCTTTGCCCCAGACGGTGAATTAATAGATGTAGGGGTAATAGACAATTGGCAAAATGAAGCTGATGGTCTTAAGGATGACCAAGATGCTTTAAATGAATTTTATAGACAATTCCCAAGAACTACTGAGCATGCTTTTAGAGACGAAACAAAAAACTCTATTTTTAACTTAGTTAAAATATATGAGCAAATAGATTACAACGAAGAAATGTCAAGTACTCTGGGTATTACACAAGGAAACTTTCAATGGGTTAACGGTATTAAAGATTCTCAAGTTGTTTTTTATCCAGATCCTAAGGGAAGATTTAAAGTAAGTTGGGTTCCTCCAAAACAATTGCAAAACCGCGTAATAATAAAGAATGGCGTAAAGTGGCCTGGCAATGAACATATGGGAGCTTTTGGTTGTGACTCTTATGATATATCAGGTACTACTGATGGTAGAGGATCAAAAGGAGCGTTACACGGATTAACTAGATTTAGCATGGAAGATGCTCCAGCAAACAGTTTCTTTTTAGAATATTTATCGAGACCTCCGACTGCGGAGATGTTCTTTGAAGATGTTCTAATGGCTTTAGTATTTTATAGTATGCCAATACTAGCAGAGAATAATAAACCTAGATTATTATATTATCTAAGGAGAAGGGGTTACAGAGGATTTAGTATGAATAGGCCAGATAAGATATGGAATAAATTATCTGTAGCAGAAAAAGAAGTTGGAGGAATACCAAATTCAAGTGAGGACATAAAACAAGCGCACGCTGCAGCGATTGAGATGTACATCCAGGATCATGTTGGATTTAACCAAGACGGAACAGTTGGAGATTTATATTTTAATGAGTTACTAAATGATTGGGCTCAGTTTGATATTAACAAAAGAACGAAGCATGATGCCTCGATAAGTTCAGGGCTAGCTATTATGGCTAACAATAGACATTTATATGCTCCGAACGCAAAAGTAGAAAAACCTAAATTAAACATAAGTATTGCAAAGTATACAAATACTGGTAGTACTTCTAAAATAATCAAATAATAAATATGGCAGAGTCTGGCATTAAAAGTTATTTCCCAAGCCAAGTGGTTAGCGATGCGGAAAAGATCAGTTACGAATATGGGCTTTCGGTAGGTAAAGCTATTGAGGGGGAGTGGTTTAATAAAACTAATGGGGTTAGCCGATATGAAGCTAATGCTGATACCTTTCATAATCTTAGGTTATATGCTAGAGGAGAGCAGCCTATACAAAAGTATAAGGATGAGTTATCTATTAATGGTGATTTGTCCTATTTAAATTTAGACTGGAAACCAGTTCCAATTATTTCTAAGTTTGTAGATATAGTAGTTAATGGTATTGCAGAAAGAACTTATGATATAAAAGCATATTCTCAAGATCCTAATGGAGTTGCTAAAAGAACCGCATATATGGAATCAATCCTTAAAGATATGCGTTTAAAGGAATTTAATACAGCTGTCCAAAAAGAGTTAAACCTGAATGTTAGAGAGAGTAACATGGAGGAGCTTCCGGAGACCCAGGAGGAGCTAGAACTTCATATGCAACTTACCTATAAGCAAGCAGTAGAAATAGCGGAGGAGCAAGCTATAAACGTGCTGATGGAAGGTAATAAATTTGAACTAAAGAAAAAGCAATTTTATCGCGACCTAACAACTATAGGTATAGGTAGCACTAAGACTACCTTTAATACATCAGAGGGGGTAGTTATCGACTACGTTGATCCTGCTAACTTAGTATATTCCCATACTGATTCCCCTTATTTTGAAGATATATATTATGTTGGAGAAGTTAAACCGGTTCATATAAATGAGTTGGTTAAACAGTTCCCCCATTTATCTAATGAGGATCTTGAAGAGATAGTTAGTAAGAGTACTTATACTGGAACGAGAAGAAGTAGAGATGATAATAATACAGTTCAAGTATTATACTTCAACTACAAGACTTATATGAACGAAGTATATAAGGTTAAAGAAACCGCTACTGGTGCAGATAAGATTATACAGAAGACAGACGAGTTTAATCCGCCAGAAGATAAAGAAGGTGGGTATGGGAAAATGTCACGCTCAATCGAATGTTTATATGAAGGAGCTATGATACTTGGTACGGATAAATTAATTAAGTGGGAGTTAGCTAAGAATATGGTCCGCCCTAAAAGTGATTATACTAAAGTAAAAATGAACTATGCTATTGTAGCCCCTGGGATGTATGATGGTAGAATCGATTCGCTAGTTGGTAGAATAACAGGGTTTGCTGATATGATCCAATTAACACATTTAAAATTACAACAAGTAATGTCTAGGTTAGTGCCGGACGGAGTTTATTTAGATGCTGATGGTTTAGCTGAGATAGATTTAGGTAATGGAACAAACTATAACCCGCAAGAAGCTTTAAACATGTTCTTCCAAACGGGTTCGGTTATTGGTAGATCGCTTACGTCAGACGGAGATATGAATCCAGGAAGAGTACCTATTCAAGAAATATCTTCTGGAAGCGGAGGAGCTAAAATGCAAAGCTTAATCGGTACTTATAACTACTACTTACAAATGATAAGAGATGTCACTGGTCTTAATGAGGCTCGTGACGGTAGTACCCCAGATAAAAATGCTTTAGTAGGAGTACAGAAATTAGCAGCAGCTAATTCTAATACAGCTACTAGACATATATTACAAGCGGGATTATTTTTAACAGCAGAGGTAGCAGAATGTCTTTCTTTAAGAATATCGGATATACTAGAGTATTCCCCAACAAAGGAGGCTTTTATACAACAGATAGGGGTACATAATGTGGCTACCCTCGAGGAGATGGGAGAATTACACTTATATGATTTCGGTATATTTATAGAGTTAACACCAGACGAAGAGGAAAAGATGTTGTTAGAAAACAATATACAAATGGCTATTCAACAACAGATAATAGAATTATCCGATGCTATTGATATCCGTGAAATTAGGAATACCAAACTGGCTAACCAATTATTGAAGATACGCAGAAAGAGAAAGTTAGACAAAGATCAAGCCCAACAACAGCAGAACATACAAATGCAAGCGCAAATGAACCAGCAGTCTGCACAAGCTGCTGCTCAATCTGAAATACAAAAGAACCAAGCTATCACAGCTAGTCAAGGGGAATTAGAACAATTAAAAGGTCAGTTAGCTTCTCAGAAAATGGCTCAAGAGGTTCAGTATAAGAAAGAGTTGATGCAATTAGAGTTTGAGATGAATATGCAATTGAAAGGATTAGAAACGACTAGTCAAAAAGACAAGGATAAAACTAAAGAAGATCGAAAGGACGAAAGAACAAAAATTCAAGCAACCCAGCAATCTGAACTTATTGACCAAAGAAAAACAGGAAAACAACCTAAAAACTTTGAGTCAGCAGGTAATGATATATTAGACGGTGGCTTTGGATTGGGTACATTTGACCCTAGATAGATTATTAACTATTATTATATTATATTATGCAAGATGAAAATGAAAAAGTAGTCGAAGAGATTACACAATTAGATCAACAAGATCCAGGTGATGAAAACACAACAAAAGTTGATGAAAGTAAATTTGAAAGTGCTGGAGATGACAGCATAACTAAAGTAGATTTAAGTAAACCGCCTCCATTAGTAGAAGACAAAGTTGAAGAAAGCGATACTAGCGTCAAGGAAGATACGGTAGTTTCAGAAGATACTACACAAGAAGAAGCACAAGTAGAGGCACAGGAAACTCCAGTATTAGAAGAAATCACTGATGAGCCTACTGAAGAGATGGAAGAAATCGCGGCTGAAGCGGAAGAAGCTATCACTGAGTCTATGGAAACTGGCGATGCTCTCCCTGAAAATATTCAAAAGTTAGTGGACTTTATGGAAGAGACTGGCGGAGATCTAAGTGATTACGTACAGCTTAACCGAAATTATTCCGATATGGAAGACACTACTATTTTAAGAGAGTACTATAAAAAAACAAAACCTCATTTAAATACTGAAGAGATTGATTTCTTAATGCAGGATAATTTCAGTTATGACGAAGAGATTGATGAGGACATCGTAATAAGAAGAAAAAAATTAGCGCAAAAAGAGCAAATAGCTAGCGCAAAAACATATTTAGATAGTCAAAAATCTAAATACTATGAAGAGATCAAAGCTGGATCAAAACTCACAGGTGAGCAAAAGAAGGCGATTGATTTTTTTGATAGATATAACAAGGAATCAGAAGTGACCAAAAAGGCCGCTAAGCATAACTCTGATATTTTCACACAGAAAACGAATGAAGTTTTTAACGACAAGTTCAAAGGTTTTGAATATACTGTCGGTGAAAAGAAATACAGATTTAATGTTAACAATGCTGATGAGGTTAAGGGAGTCCAAAGCGACCTAAATAATTTTACCAAAAAGTTTTTGGATAAAAAAATGGGATTAAAAGACGCTAAGGGTTACCATAAATCTTTATTCACAGCAATGAACGCGGATGCAGTTGCTAATCACTTCTATGAACAAGGTAGGGCTGACGCTATGAAAAATAGTATTGCAACCGCCAAGAACATAGATATGGATCCAAGACAATCGCATACAGCGGTTGAGGCGGGTGGAATAAAAGTGAGGGTTTTAGGTAATGACTCTTCTGATTTTAAGTTTAAAATTAAAAATAGAAAATAAATTAACAATTTAAAACAAATTAATTATGGCAATTACAGCAAGGACGGCGTTTCAAGCAGCACCAGTGCAGCAAGTTACGTCGGCAAATTATTTAGACCTCCAGGATACTGGATGGGCACAGCAATACTTACCTGATTTGATGGAAAAAGAAGCTGAGGTTTACGGAAAACGTACTATCTCAGGATTCTTAGGTCAAGTTGGAGCAGAAGAAGCTATGTCAGCTGATCAAGTTATTTGGTCAGAACAAGGTAGGTTACACTTATCTTATAA